GGGTTCCAAACCCAATAATATTTCTACGAATAATTTCGTTATAGAAGTGTGACCCTAACATTAGATACTACCTGTAAAGTTGCCTGATTCACCGAATGGGTTGCCCTCAGTCCAATCAATAATATTGTCAGCGGCATCTTCGATCTCTCGATTTTGATCATACTCGCTGTTGGTATTATTTAGAGTGTCGTAAGATTCGGGACTCCACTTGGCACCTGACGTTAGACCAGTTACTGTCTCTGCAGTAGTGAAAGTTCCTGTTCTGTTGACGATTTCAAGTTTTCTTGTAGCACTATCCCAGGACTTGACATCTGCTCTATTGTCTTTGGGTGAGTAGTCAATTGTGACAGTAGGCGCAGAACTATAACCGCTCCCACCACTGGTGATAGTGATGCCAGTAATGAGACCAGTAGAACTAACTGTAGCAGTCGCTGTAGCACCACTTCCACCACCTCCTGTGATAGTAACTGTTGGGGGTATTGATTGACTATAGTGTGATCCAGAATCTGTAACTGTGATGCTATCAACAGCATCTCCATCTGTAGTTCCAGTCGCTTTAGCAAGGAACTCATCACCTACAACTTCTTCACCTACAGTAAAGTCTCCCGTGCCACCAGGATCCATGAACATAAGAATAGCAGGAGACATGATGGTCTCAAGAACATCAATCTCTGCAACACCAGTAGAGATGTCGTCACTGCCATACTCATAGATCTCAGCAGTCATAGTGTAGAAGTAGATCTTACCTAACTGGTAGAATGGATCTTCTCTTTCTACAAACTTGATCTCGTAGATATCTTGTGTAAGTGGGAAGTAGAGTAGGTCTCCCTCATTAGGACGAGTAGGAACAGTCAAAGTGTAACCATCTGCTGCTTCTTCCCATCTACGTTGAGACACAACAAAACGAACCTCGTCGGTAATACGAAGTCCAAACTTGCTGATGAATTCTGATGGTGACCCGAAACCTTCTACATTTTGTAGAAGCATCTCTACCTGAAACTGACTCTCAAACTTATTGTAGATGACATCATCCAAGACTCCATCAGTAATAAGAGTTCTTGGTAAGTAGTAGATATCTGTGCCGAACAGTTTGATCTGCTCATCCACAAGATCCTGGACGAGACCTTGCTCGCCAGTCGTGCCGCCGTAGTATGTTGGAAAATAGGGTGATGTTGGCATCTTATCCGATCATGTCCATGGGTGGGAGTGAGTAATCTGTCATCATTCTTGACTCCAGTTCCTTCACTTCATTGTTACCATCTTCCCAGATCTGACGACCATTGAGAGTGACACCACCAGGAAGTTGAACTGCGTTATACTTGATTAGGTTCTGTCCCCACTGTCTCTTCAGTAGAGCAGTAGCATATTTCTTGACGAAACTATCATCATAAACCTGAGTGAACTCAGTAGGATCAAGATAACGATGACAATCAATTAGTAGATATTGATCCTCTACAATCCTTGACTTGTCGATATCAATAAAGAGACGATCTTGTCTCTTATTAAATCTATACTCAATGAAAGCACCTGTATTGATAATCATATCAATAGTCTCAAAGTGCTGCTTGATCATGTAGTAGTTTGTCAGATCAAAGTTACCAAAACTAAATGCAGAACCTGATGAGAATGAGAACAGGTCCATCAAATAGTATTGGTTGCTCATACCAAACAAGTTGTTCCTCATAAAGTTTGAGGAGACACCAAAGACTTTGGAAACACCAATAACTGCATCAGGGACTTCGATGTAGTTGTTTCGGTTTTCCCATGCGTCTGCGTTTGGTGCAGCACTTGCTTGATCTGATGAGTCAAATCTGGTTACGTCGGCAGCAGTAAACTTGTGCTTGAGATACATTCTCTCCACACCATCGAAATGATATTCGTGGTAATACTGAATTGCCTGATCAATGATATCATCTGCTTGCTCGTCTGCAACATTAATCTGCAGCACTGGAGCACCCAGTTGACGTTTGCAATAATCAATTAATTCTTGCTTTGTTGCTGGTGAAGCCATGCATCTAGATACAAAAAGTCCCTACCTGTATTTATCAGGCAGGGAACTGGGGTTATTCTGCTGCTTCTTCTGTGGGTGCTGCTTCTTCCTTAGGATTGAGAAGATCTAGTGTTTCTAGTCCACCCAGCAACTTCAGTTTGTATTCTTTTGCTTTGGTGAGGTTTGATTCTAGTTCAGAAATCTGCTTATCGGTTGTGGCGATCTGCTCTTCAAAGTTCTTTCTAAGTTGTTCAGTATCCATTGATTGATATAGAATAATGATGTGCTATAATATTTAGGTATGATCGAAAACTGTGAACGTATTTCCAATCTTCCCTAGTGTGGTCTCTGCTTCGATTCTCGACAAGCGAATCAATAAATATCATGCTGCTTTGAAGTCGGAAGAGTTCACCACAGAAAACTCTGGGTATGATACTAAGAATAGTTTTTCTAGTGTATCTAAAAACATCCTCAAAAAATATCCAGAGGTAGAACAAATTATACTACAAGAGTTCTACAAATTCAAGAACGAAGTCTTGAAATATACATCAACTGATTTCAAGATGACTACATCTTGGATGACAAAAACAGATCGAGGAGGATTCTGTCAGTTCCACTATCACAGAAACTGTTACTACAGTGGTGTCATGTATTTTGATGACTGTCCATCTGGAGATCTGGTATTTAAAAGTAACCTAAATCAAAGTAGTATTAGAATCAACATGCCAGATGAATGGAACATGTTGAACTATCAATCATTTTTTATGAAACCCATGAAGAACATGGTGGTGTTCTTCCCTAGTTATCTAGAGCATAAAATTGATTTGTATACTGATGAACCTACACGATACTCTCTAGCATTCAACTTTCATCCTGTTGGAAAGATTGGAGACGGAGATAGTTATATTGAGATCAAACTATGAGAATTGAGTATTCTGATGCACCATGCCCACATGTGCTCCTACATGAGTTTTTCTCAGAAGAAGAACTCAAACTTGTGTGGCAAGAAATAGAATTAGTCCGATTGTCGTATCAAACATTTGATGGATACGATACAGGAGCTGCTACAAATTCTGATGGAGAATCTCTCAAGCAAAACTCTGGTTCATTTTTGTATGACATCTACAGAGATAAAAAGTTTTCTCCTATTCTCAAAGCAACAGAACAAAATCTTTTCTACAACAAATGGTATGAATCATTTGATCATTGGTTTGGTAGACTGTATGCGAAGATGAACCATTTGTCAACTTTACTTAATGAGTATAATGATGGTGATCACTACAAACCACATCAAGATACTGACATCTTTACTGCATTAATTTGGTTGTGGAAAGAACCAAAGTCTTTTTCAGGTGGGAATTTTTACTTCACAAATCATGACAAAAAAATAATCCCAGAGAATAACTCTGGGATCATCTTTCTTGGTTCAGAACATCATGCTGTTGATACTGTCCATGGAGATGGACGATACTGTATCAGCACATTTATTAACCTTAGAGATAAAAAATAATTACTGAACGAATGTAATAGAGACGTAACCTTGACCAGAATTATATTGGTTGAGGTTACCAACACTACCACTGAATACTGGGTGTGGTTCTGATCCAGTGATATTGAATGTTCCTTCAGATGTAAAGGGGTTTGAAACAGTATCAGCAAGGAAGGATCCACCTCCACCGCCGCCTGGGTCATCCTGACCAGACGCTCCGCCGCCAGAGTAACCGCCGCCTCCACCAGCACCCTCAGCGTCGTTGTTGTTGAAAGATTCTCCTCCTCCACAACCGTAACCACCGCAGTTGGTTGAACTAGAGTCGGTTGAACTATCTGAGTTTCCTCCTCTACCACCAGAAGTTGCTGCAGTTCCTCCGTCTGCACCCGAGTTACCAGATGCACCAGAAGTCAAGAATCCGCCACCTGCACCAGGACCCTGGTCACTGTTATCAACAGAACCACCGTTACCGTTGGTGCCACCTTGAGCAGATTCACCGTTCCTTGCGTTTGTTCCGCTGGTTCCAGTGTTTCCAGGGCGACCTGTTGATCTAGCAACGTTACTTTGGTAAACGTCACCGTTACCACCGCCACCACCAGCAATAATAAGTGGATTTCCAGTTCCAGCAGACCAGACGAAGGATCCACCTCCGCCTCCGCCACCCTCACCAGAGGTTGCGGGTTTGACGCCTGCGATGATGTTGTAGACTTCTCCTTCTTCCAGTTGGAATTCTCCGCGCATCAAAGCGCCATTACCTGATGGTCTGCCAGAGTTAACAGCGTTACCTTCCCCACCTTTTGCTCCAGCAGCAGTGATCCTATAAACTCCAGACTTGGGAACAGTCCATGACTGAACACCATTATTATCGAC